CCGCAACTACGCGGTTTTGGCGTAATTACGGGATTTTCTTGAAAATGGAGCAGTCGGAATGGTATCCGAACCCCCGGCAAACCGTTTGTGTATGGAAAATATTATATACTTATTGTCCCATTTAGTCACGCGGCATAAAAAAAAGCGGCGGGTCAGCCCTCGGGAGCCTTGCCGCCGCTAAAACGTCGGCGCGGTTGCGTCGGCGTTTTCTTCATGTCATTCGAGCGTATTATTGAGCGCTTGGGCGATGACCGTCGCGCCGATCCACGAGACAACGCCGAGACCGGCAGCGATCGCCGAGGCTATAATGACCGCGCTCATCTCTTTAACAGACGATTGACCTCAGACTGCACGGCCGCGTAATTGTAGCCGGCCGCCTGAACACGTCTGCGGCGCTCTGATCCGTTGCCCCACTTGCCGGCGATGACCTCGCGGGCGATCTCGGTGACGGACTTGCTCGGTGCTTTGGATCCGCCTGAGAGCAGTGCGTTTACGCGGCTCTGGACGGCGTTGTAGTCGTAGCCGGCCGCGTCGAGACGATTGCGACGGTCGACACCGGAGCCCCACTTGCCCGCGATGACTTCACGGGCGACCTCGTCGACGGATTTCTTTGCAACGATCGGCTCGTTGTAGCGGAGGACATGATTCCACGGGTAGTTACGGTACGAGCGGACGAGGAACTCGCGCCCCGTCTGATCTCCGGGCTTTCCACCGGTTGCAGTGCCTTTCTCGTTGATCGAGGCCTCGACTTCTCGGCCTCCGCCGCAATACATCGCGGTGTGATGCGAGGTATTCAGGAGCACGTCGCCGCGCTTTAAGCCGGCGCCGGTTGCCAGATTGACCGAGCTCGTCACGTCGACGAATCCGCACTTCAGGAACACACCGAGCATATTCCCGGTGTAGGTTGCCCCGGCGCCGCGGACATTTACGCCGGCTTGCTGCCATGCTGTGATAACGGCAGCGGAGCAATCGAAATCGCCTTTCTGTCCCCATCTGTATCTCTGATCGTAGCCGTGAGAATTATCGGCGGCCATTTTTTCCATCCATGCGATAGCGCTTTCCGTCTTGCTCATGATTCGGTTCCTCCTTCCTTGCCGTTGTAGTTCTTGGTCGAGATTCCGAGCAGAGCGCCCAAGAACACGTCGACCGCTGAGATCGTTCCGGTGATCTCGGTGCCATGCGGGAGGCCCCAGATCCCGGCGAGAGCGGCGTAAAGTGTGGCCGCTGCCGGCAGTGCGATCTGTGCGATCCATTTCAGCTTGTCATAGGTTTCATTTTTTAAGGTCATAGCTCATACTCCTTTCGCTTGATCTCAACGTCGCGCCGATCCGCCTCGTCGTCGGCGATGATCGGCAGCTTTTCGCAAGCCTCATAGCCGGCCTTCCCGTCTCCATTTCCGCCCATTGCACGGTATGGAGCATATAAGCCGGCGAGGTTTGCCATCTCTGTTTGTGTGATCCCTCCGCGGCGGATGAACTTGCGCGTGAGGTATGCGATCTTATCGTGACCGAGAGCGAGGATCATCTTGCTCGTTTCGCTTTGCTCCTCGTCCTCTTTTTCCTTTGCCTTGTCGTGTCGAGTTACGAAAAACTGAACGAGCGAGACAAAGCCGCCCGAGCCCAGTGCCGAGACGATCGCGATCGTGATATTTTGCCAGAATGGAGTCATGTTTTTCCCTCCTCCGCGTGAAACGCCGCCGCGTATTCTTTCTCGGCCTGAGTGAGCTCCCGAAACATAGCGACCTCAGTGAGCAGCCGCGAAATGATCCGCGACTGCTTTGTGATCGTTTCTTGCTGTGTCATCGCGAGCTCGGCGAGGTTAATCCTTGTCGGTGTTTGCGTTGACATATTCTTTGACGGCCTCCTGGAGATTGCTGAGCTTAGGAACGTCCTCCAGAGTGCACGCCCCGGCGAGGACTCGACGGCCCCAGATGCGAACGAGGCCGCTATTCTGTGTGAATGTAATCATGGTATGCTACCTCCCTTCATTTACTGTGTGATTGACGCGATGAGCTCGGTGAGCTCGGCGATCGCGTTGTTTGCGTCGGTGAGCTGAGACTTGAGCGCGGCGGCCTGGATCTCCGCGTCGGTCAGATCGCGGAGGCAGAGCCACCACTTGCCGCCGTCCTGAGTAATCTGAACGAGGGTCATCTGACCGTGCTCCTCGACGGATCCGTCGGATCCCTTGACCGTCACCTTGGAGAGCTTGCCCTCGATGTCGGCCGCCTTGAGCTCGCTTTTGCTGATAAAGCTGTTCCCGTTGAGCTCGAGGCTCTTGATCTGTGTGTCATCATCCAAAACAATCGTGAATGTCCTTTTCGCCATGTTGGCCTCCTTCCGAACAATTCATAAAACAGGCCCGCGAGCTTATAGATCTGTCCGTGGGTCATATACTTATAGTGCCCACCGAGCCACGACTTGAAGGCGTTTTCTATCGCGGGGTACTCAAGACGACCCGCCTCGAGGAGTCTCTTATATGCCTTGAGTTTTCTCCGCTCCCGGGTGATCGCTTTCGGATTGATCCGGCGCTCGATCCTCCCGGTCTCGGTCAGTCGGTACGACACCTGGAGGTGTCGGAACGGTTTGCTGATTTTTGTGATCCTTGTCTTTTTCACGTTTACGATGAGCCCTTGCCGGGCGGCGGTGTCTGAGAGACCCGCACGCAGCTCCTCCAGGTCGTCCCGGTCCTCGTTGATCGCGTAGGAGTCGTCGGTGTACCGGGCGTAGAGCTTTTCGCCCTGGACGATCTTCGCGTAGTTGTCCCACGGGATCGGGAACGAGATCCCGACGTTCTGAGACGGTTGCGCTCCGATGTCAACGCCCTTTGGCAGATAGCGCCGGCCGGTGAGCTCGACGCCAGGCACGTTCGCATTGATGAGTGGGTCGACCTTCTCGGTCATGAACCTCCGGATCTCGTCCTCGGTGAACCGGGAGACGTCGACCTCGTAGGTCTTGAATATTTTCCGCAATAGTCGGATCGTGTAGACCACGGTCTCCGGATCGACATCGGCCTTAATGAGCAGCGTGCCCGTGTCAGCGAGGCACACCGAGTGCCGGATGTTTGCGTAATAGCCCGAGAAATCAAAGAGTTCGATCCATCCGTCGTTCGTTCCATGCGTCGCAAAGTAGCGGCGGAGATGCTCGACAAGACGCCGGCGCTCAAAGTCGACGCCCTTGCCCTTTTGGCTTGCTGAGTTGTCAAAGATGAGAAACTTAGCAGTCGCAGGTGTCAGAACGTCGTCACATAAAACGTGGTTAAGACTCTTGTCCCTCATTACATTGCTCGTAATATACCGGGCATGGCCCCGCTCACTGATGAGGAACTTGTGCCCGGTTTGTGGCTCGTAGGTTCCTTTCTCAAGGTCATCTGCGAGCTTTGCCGTTTCCAATAATTGATTGCAGCGGTAGCGCTGAGTCGTCTGCTTGAACTTGCTCCCGCGCATCGCCTTTGTGCCGCCCTCATAGAGGGCATTCATGTCAAAAAATACAATCATAAAACCATGCTGAGAGCCGCGGCGGTCGTAACCGGCGGCGTCATGATTGAGGTTTATCGTCTGGAGAACTCCAGGCGAACGGATGCTCTTTCCTTTCCCATTTCCCCGCGTGGAAACTTGCCCAGGTGCGGGGCTGTGAAATCCGGCCGAACCCCGATGACGTTCGAGGCGTTCCAGTTGTTCGCATTGCCGTTGTTGTTGACATTGCAGAAATTCGTCGAGGACTGCACGTACAAAGAGCACCCGCATTAGTTACGCTTTTAAGTGCGGGAGGAATCGGTTGTCCGACTGCCGGATCCGTTTAATCATTTTGTCAAGGTCGTCGATCTCGAGAACAATGCTCTTGTACCGGTTTTTGTCGGCCGGGAGCTGCTCCGCGATGAACTGGAGCTCACCCTGGAGCCGATCGCAAGCCTTGAGCGCCTCGTTCCATTCTTGACGACGGTCGTCATATTCAAATTTCCAGACCGGCCAGATCTTATTCGCGCCGCGGATATGCGCCTCAATGTCGCCGGCGAGATCGTCGACGCGATTCCGATGCCGTTCAATGAACCACGGGATATAACCCGCGTACATTTCCCGGATCTTTGCCGCGAGGATATCCTTTTCCTCGCCCTGGAGCCCTTTCGTCGCTTTCTTCACGGCCGCGTCGATATGCTTTTCGCTGAGTCCGAAACTTATGAGGAGCTCCCGGCTCAGTTCTCCACGGATCGCGATCGCCTTGTCGAGGGCCTCGAGCTTAGACCAGGCGCGTTTGCTTTTTGGTATGTCTGACATAGTTCCTCCACGGGGCGGGACAAGCCCGCCCGATTATGCGATTAGGAAAGCCGGCCGAACCCCGAAGACGCCCGAGGCGTCCCAGCCGTCCGCCTTGCCGGAGTTGCAGACACTGCAGAAATGCGTCGAGGACTGCACGTCCCTCAGCCACCAGTTATCGCGGTTTACGATGAGATCCGGGCGGGCCTGGAACAAAGCGATCTGAGTCTTGTCGCAGCCGACGTCGTAACCGTTGTGCGCGGCAGCGCCCCACGCCTGATGGCCGTAGACCATGCACTCGTTCATGAGGTCGATCTGTCTGTCGTACCACGCCCAGTTGCTCGAACTGTCACCGCTGACCGCATTCGCGAGCAGATTGCGGTAGGTGAGGACATGAGCCTCGCCGAAATCGGCCTTTACCGTCGCGAGTGCGTCGGCGAGTCCGGCCGAAACCATGTTCGAGCCATAGTAGGCGCCGGTCGTGACGTTTGTGCTGTTCATGTAATGCGAATAGAACGACTTATCCGGGAACACGAGCATGTGGTGTTTCGTGAGCTCAGTGTCTCCGCAATGGAGACGATAGTCCGCGTGTCCGGCCCAGTATTTGTGGCCGTTGATCGTCCAGTAGCCGCCGGGGCGGACCTTGTCAAAAGTGCCGGCGACGATGTCGGCGCTCTGCTTGTCGGTGAAACTTGTCCCGAGATCGTACTCGTAGATAAACGAGTTCGCGCGGGCTGCCCCGGTCGCGCTGAGCATTTTCGTCAAGGTCTGGAGTGCGGTGATCGCCGAGGCATTGTCCCCGGTCACGCCCAGGACTTCATTGATCGCGGCGATGAGCCCGGTCTTGTCGGTCGTTTTGAGCCCGGAGAGGTCGCCTGTCACGAACTTACTGAGGGCGCTTGCCTTGATCGACTTGACCCCGTTGTCGTTATGGACGAGCAAAGTCTCAGAGCCGTCGGTCAGCGCGTCGAGCGTCGGCTCGTCGGTAAACTTCCGGCCGTTTGACACGTCAATAGTGATTGCCATAATTTGCCTCCTTTTTTGGCTTGTACTTAATCAAACGACCGCCCGGGAGAACCCGAGGCGGTCGATGTTACCGTTTAGGCGTATTTATATTTCCAGTCCCTCAGGATCGCGAACCCGTCGTCGTCCAGGATCGGGCAGTTGTCGTCGTCGAGGAGCGGAGCGAAAAAGTCGTTCTGGATCGTCATGTGCTCCAGAACGTCGAGCCTCTCGTCATGCTCGACGACCTCAGCGGTCAGCGTCGCGGCGGTGCTGCCGCTGATCGCGGCCTCGCACTTGCTGAGCCATTCGGAGAACGCTTGCCACTGAGCTGTCTGCCAGGTGTCCTGCTCTGACTGTTCGGACGCTTTCCAATCATCGAGGGCGGCTTTCCATGCGGCCTCATAGGCCTCGATGCTTGCCGTGTAATTGCCGTAGCTCTCGGTGATCTTCGCGGTGTACTGCTCGAAAAAGCTGTCGAACTGAGCAGTCAGTGTACTCGCGTCGATCTGAGTAATGACACCGGCGCAGATCCCGCAGAGGCTCGAGTTGTATCGGTCGTCGGTGATCTGTGCCTGAGTGACGGTCGTGAGGCCCTTAGTGACGGAGACGTCCGCGAGAGCGATCTCCCAGACGTCGGCGCCCTGAGTAAGCGCCGGCGCTGTTGGAGACTTTGACGGCGATCCGGTGAGGACCGCGAGCTCCATCAATCGCTGAGTCAGATCCCACCGCAGAACGACGCGGTCGATTCTGTCGAGTGAGCCGTCGGCGTTGCTGATCGTGAGATTGTAGAGCTCCTGATTGCGGAATGCGTAGCCATTGATGAAACCGTAGCCGGGCCGGACGCCGATCGTCATACCGTCGCCGGCGACGACTTGCAGACCGTCCGATGGGGCGGGGAATACGCCGTTCGAGATGAACGTCGAGAAATACCAGGCCCAGTCCTCGGCCTTATAAACGCGGTCATGGTCCACGCTGTTAAAAGGCATGTAGTTCATGATTTACCTCCTCTTTTTAATCGCCTCGAGAAGCGTCGGAGTCGATTCGCCGAACGTGGCCTCGAGCGTTGTCTTGCCTTTTTCCCAGGTCTGAGAAACCTCTGTAATCCTTGAGTTGATCTTGATGCCCCACCTCTTTTCGATGCACGTCACGCGGTCGCCGAGGTCAAAATCGTCCTTGTAGGCAAGATTCGAGTCGGCGCGGATCGTACTCTTGAACGTGTAGGTCTCGATCATGGTCGCAAGCTCTGTCGCACCGCGGTTCTCGAGCATGGTCTTGTAGGTCGCGTCCGGGATGTCGGTGCTCGTGCCGCTGTCACCCTCGACACTCCGCGACATATCCGTCGCGTCGACGAGGACCTCGCACCGGTCAAGACCTGAAGCACCGGCTCCGTCGAAGGTCGCGATCATCTGGACGTTGTTGCTGTCTGAGGACCCGCGGACGTAGGCGAAATTTTTATAGTTTTCGACACTGTTCTCGTACTCCTGTTCCGTGACATTATCGAAATCACGCGAAAAAATGCACGGCGGATTGCCGTCGGTGTTTCCGTCGGTGAGGTTTCGGCCCTCATAGAGATAAAATCCGAACTGTTTCGTCCGCTCGTTTACGAGAATGTCATAGCCGAGCTTTCCGTCTTGGCATTGTGCCTTGACCTCGTCGCCGAGGTCCTTGAGATACTCCGGAGAGTAGTCGATGCTCACCCCGCCGAAATCGCTCTGCGTGATCGTGATGAACTGAGGAAACTGCCGCGCGGTGTCCGCTTTGCTGCCGATGTTCCGGGTGACGAGCTCGTTGACAATTGCCTGTTTTGTGCCGGTCATTGAGAATGTCGGGGCGATGACTCGCTGACTGAGCCACTTGCTCAGACCGTAGCCGGTCGCCTCGATCTGCTCCTGACCGGTCTCGTCTTTCGTGTAGTGCACGTACTTAATGACCGCGCCGCGCCTCCAGATCGCGCCGTCGGCGTCCGTGTAGTCGGTGTACTTGTCGTGCTTTACGACGACGCGATCCCGGACGAGGAGCTCCCTGTTATTGTCAGTGATCGGCGCGAGAATCTTGAACTCGCCGACGTCGAAATAGCGGACGGTCCAGATGACGCTCGCCGCCTCGTCGATGACGCCGAGGGCGTTGAGCTGTTTGTCAAAAATTCTCAGATCCATTGGCTTATACTCCTAGAATTTTCGGGCTGAAATAGATCGAGCACTCGAGATTGTCGAGCCCCGTGTCCGCGTTGTATCGGAAAACGTTGTCGCCGACATCGAGCTGCATAAAGGTCGAGTCGACATCGAGATAGCGGTAAACATTGGACACGACGCCCTGACGGGTGAGCCTTGCCCTCTTGGATCCGTAGGACGTGTTGATCTCGACAACGTCGCCGGCGATCATCGTATAGTTGAGTTTTATGAACTCCCGGGTGTTGACGTTTAGGAGCATCGGGTTTGTGAGCTCACCGATTGCCCGGAATACGATCCTCATACCGATCGAGACGTGTCCGCCGTTGTAAACGTCGACGATGACGCTGTCCGAACGGCTGCCGAAAATCATGTCCGTTGCGTCGTCCCTGTCGATCTCTGTCGGAAATTCCCAGGCGGCTTCCCACGTCGCGATGTCCTCGCGGTGCTCGGTTTCTTCTTGCCAGAACGGATCGAGGCACTTGAAATCGACCTCAAACGCCTGAGAGAGACCCCGCGTGAACGTCGGCGTCCCGTCGACGATCGCCCCGATCTTACGGGCAAAGCTGCCGTAGTAGTAGCGGAGAGTCCCCGCAAGCTCCGGGTTTAAGATCTTGAGCGCGTTCTGTCTCAGATCGA